TTTGAAAAGAAAGCTAAATTTAAACAAGACTTACTTATGCTTGAGGCAAAGGCAAAATATGCTGAACAAATGTCTAAGTATAAAATACAAGAGCTAGACGCAGAAGCTGACATAGCCGAAGCAAAAGCTATTTATGCTCATGCCGAGCAACTTTCCAAAAACAATTCCTCTAAATTTATCGGTGCTTTACAGGCATCAGTACGCCCAGTTATTACTTATTTATTGTTTTCTGTGTTTGCTTTTGTTAAAGTTACACAGGTTTACATAGCTATACAGCAAGGTGACGACCCATTAGAAGGTGTAGTAGCTGCGTGGGATATTGAAACACAAAGTATGTTTTCAGCAATTATTGCTTTTTGGTTTGGAAATAGAATGATGAAAAGAAATGGATCATAAAGTATTTTGCAAATTAATAGTAAAAACTGGAACATCAAAAACAGAATTAATGCAAAACTGTGGTGTTTCTAAAATAGCTATAAATGGAATGATTAAAGGAACAGCACTCATACCTGACAGCGTTCAACATTATCTTGTAAATAAACTTAACGCATGATATTATTCTTTCTACAAATATAGGTAATAAAATGAAGAATATTATAATGGCAGTTTTTGTTTTAGCACTCATAACAGGTTGTGCTAGTTCTAACATTGGTATTAATGCTAATGTACCAGAAAGCCAAAAAGTAAAAATATTAATTGAGACTGAACCAAAGTCTGAATAATGCAAGTACCACAGGTATGTCACTTGAAACAGTGTTTAACTGACGCTGAGATAAATACAATATTGGAAGCAGTAGAAAAGATACCTTCGCAAGATGGAGGTCTTACAGGTGGCGATAATAAAGCGTATAGAAATGTTGACGTAAAGGCTTTTGAGGCTAACAACAAAGAGTTAGAATTTGTTGCTAGTTTTATTGCTGAATTTACGGAGACTGTTAATGACACTTACTGGGGATTTGACATCAAAGGTTTTGCCGAGCCACTACAGTTTCTTACCTATGGAGTAGGTGGTAAATATGACAGTCACATGGATATTAACTGGCAAAATTTAAAGACAATGCGACCCAATAGAAAAATTACAACTATTATACAGTTAAGCGATACAGAAGATTACAAGGGTGGCGATCTTAAATTAGATGTTGATAATGAAGATGATTTTGTCATACCAAGAGATAAAGGTGATATAGTTTGTTTTCCTAGCTTTCTAATGCACAAAGTTTATCCTCTTACATCAGGTACTAGACATTCTATTGTGTCTTGGTTGTCAGGCGACTCTTGGAAATAATTATCTTTTACAATCCTCATAAACAGATTGATACTTACTAATTAATTCTGGTTCTCTTATTTGTATTTCTCGTATGCCATGAATAACACTTGTATGATCTTTGTCATACTTATTGCCAATCTCAACTAAACTTAAAATTGAGTTTGTTTTTAATAAATTAAATATTAACCATCTAGCTATCGACAGTTCTTTTACCCTTCTGCGTGATATTAAATCAATAGACGATACATTAAAATCATCACATATCTTTTCTATCGTCTTATCTAAACAATCTTTATTTCTTAATTTGTTCATTTTCGTGAATAGCCCTATCTATATAGAATTTAGCTTTTTTTAAATCTTGTTCAAAGTTTCCTTTTTTAGTACATCTCCACACATATTTACTTGCATTACCAAGACAATAAGCAATAAAACCTTTTACTCCTAACATAGCTCGTATGGAGTCTAAAGCCTCTAACTTATCGCCTTGATAATGTGGAGGGTTGTTTACTAAATCTTCTTCCATTTAGAACGGAATGTCGTCATTTGGCTCAACGCTTGACGGAGTAGCATCTTGCACTTCATTTGTTCCGTGCATTTTAAGTGAATTAACTTTTACCCTTATTGTAGCGTTAGCATCACCATCTTTTTTAACATAAGCGTTAATACCAGATAATTCACCAAATATGGTTACTGGTTTACCTTTTGTTAAAAAGCTAGATAGACTTTCACCTAACTTACCCCATAAAGCACAATCATTATAAACAACTGTGTCTTTATTAATATTAGAAGCAACTGTAAAATTTAATACAGATGTTTCTCCAACTTTTTTTAATTCTGGGTCGTTGGCAAGATTACCAGTGGTATTATATGAGTTCATATTTTTCTCCTATAGTTAATTAAACTCTATCTTCTAAAGCAGTCTTTCTGCTTATGAAAATTCCTCTTATATACTCAGTATGATTAGATTTATTAATTTTATCAGCGTTGTCTTTTCCCCATGAAACTAAATCGTCTATATTATCTATACTGTTAATAACAACTTCGTAACCTTCTTTTTCCATGTTATCGGCATGATTATCTTCATCAACATAATCTTCTTTTGGCTGCTCTTGTATTGTTTCACGTGGAACATTATCAGGTGGTAAATCTTCACCTTTATATATAAACAAGCCATAACCAAACATACCTAAACATTTAACAAGACCTCGCTGAAAAGCGGTATTAATTTGAAAAGCATTGGGTTGTGGAATAGGTTTGTTTTTATAATCTAATATAGGAAACTCCTCTGTAAGAGTTCTGCCTTCTATAGTAATAGAGACTGACACAAAACCATCTATATCACTTAATTTTTTAGTAAAAGTAACATCTGGATAAGCTCTGCTTACATGATCCCAAGCAGTAGCCCATGATATATAATTAAACTGACCTTTTTTTTCTATATCTTTTTTATTAATTTTTATGGTGTTTAATGTTTCAAACACTGTGTTTTTAGTCATTTTTATCTCCATCTTTTATTTTTGTCATAGTTCTCATGTGGTCATCTTCCCCAACAGCTTTCCACTTACCACCCCAATCTCTTTCCATTCTTCTTTCTTTTTCACGCCAGTGTTTTTCCCAAGAAAACTCACCATATTTATCTAGTAATTGTTGTATAACAACGTGAAATTTTTTATCCTTGTTCATCTGGTTTCCTGTACCAACTTTTAGTTTCTTGGCAATACCATGAGTTTTCATATCTCTTTGGTCTATGACTATATTTCTTACCTTTAGCGTTCTTTCTGCCATCTATTAATCTTTTTGCCATTACACTTCCTCAACTTCTGCTGTCATAGGCATGTGTGTAACAAGATGTTTTGCTTTCATTGGCGGCATATCCCAATAATCTTCTTTTGCCATTTCTAATGCTTGCTCTGGTTTCCATGCTGTAAATTTTTTTTGAATTGTAATAATTTGGGTTACAGTCACGTTATATCTTTTTTGTTTTGTTACGTTAGCCATAGTTCTTTTGCCTTATCTTCTAGTTCCTTACCTAAATTCCAATAAAAATCACCCTCAAAATCAGGTGTATCTAAAACACTTATAGGATCGTCTATCATTAATAATGACTGTCTTGTTTTAGCTTTTTTAATCATAGCTTTAGAATATCTTTCCATATTCTCAAAAGACATATCTTCACAATTTTCAGGGTGAAATACTTTAGCTTTGTTTTTATTACCAACAATAATAATAGGATAATATTCTCTGTTCATAGCTTCCCAATAAACAGTAATTTGCTCTAAATATGTTATACGTGGCGAGACAGGAATAGAGGCAACGGAAAACCCTCTATTCCCATCTTTTTTTACAGCACCTAATCTTGGTTGGAGCGTCTTGTACTCTATTATAGTTTTTGGATTATTAACTAACATATCGGCATATCCAATAATAGGTACAACCAATCCTTTCGGTTGCCATAAAATTTGTTGTTCAAAATTACCTTTTAAAAACGTTTTATGTTTTGTTTGTTTAAAATCATCTCCACGTCTTTCTTTTAATACATTGATAGTAGCATCAAGCATATTTTGTGCAGTAAAAGGTGCGTGTTCTTTGCAGCCAATCATTTTAATTTTATCGTTTTCATTAACAGGTATATGATTATCAATTACATTACCTATTTCATCAAAGATTAAATCTATTGTTTCTTGGTCATACTCAAAACTGTTAGGATTTACATTTTGTAAAGATAAATCTAGTGCATCATGTATTGCAGTTCCTGATGTAGCTGGTACACCAAACTCTATTTTTTTTCTTTCTTCAGATGTAAGTTTAACATATTTAAACCACCATAAATTTAATGGTATGTTTAACTGCGAGGCAGAAAAATGTTTTATATCATATTGCTCTAATTTATCTTTAAGTTCCATTTTATTCCTTTTCCCCATTATACCGATTTATTCACATAGGTCAATAATATATATTAATAAAGTTAATTTGCATTTTTTGTTGACAGGTATATATCAATTTTTATGGAAACTTATTTACATTTAACAACAGCAAGCGTCATCATTATCTGTCTAAGCAAGATATTCTAAATCTTCATTGACAGACTCTGACTCGTTAGTTCTCTTACGTCTAGTGCCGCAACTAATGGACAAATCAATAGACATAAGATTAACATTGTTGTCGTTAATATAGTGAAAGAACATTATACAAATAGCACTCGTAATGTTTAGTAATATGTTCTTCCACTCGTTTTTATTACCAGTAAAAACAAGTCCTCCCTGTTATAGTGAGGACTATTTTTTTGATTTTATTTAATAAAAAAAGCTAGATTTTACGATTTTTTTGTGGTTGCCGAACTATGTCAAAATTGTGTTAGTTACCTAATAATGGGTTTCGGCTATTATCATTAGCCTTTTCTAACTTAGATACCTTTTCTTCAAGTATAGCTATCTTTGTTTCTAGTGGCGAGACATCAACAGATGTTATTTCAACAGCTTCTAAATTATCTAAACGATTATTTATTGTCGCAACATTTGTAGCTACAGTATAAAAACCACCGCCAATGGTTGCAATAATACCTGTTAAAAAAATATACTTTTGTAGATTATCCATTAAATTTTTCATTAGTATCTCCTAAATAAATCTAAATTTTGACTGCTCACCATTTTATTCATTGCAATAGATGAGGTTTCTGTCATTGATATATGTGCATTAATATTATCACTTAAAACAACATTTGTATATATTTCATAAGGTTCGTAAAAAGTAACGTCTGGAATACTCATTGCAGAATAGTTATCCCAACCTTGTTTATAATTCATCAATGCAATTAAACTAGACTGTCCTTGTACATCATACTCACCACTTTCGTTTTGGTTTTCTTCTATCTCCTCTTGCAAACTTTCCATGTTACTTTGGATTACACTAGCAACAACTTGGTCTGCCTCTGATGATGTCATAACATCACTCGTAATTGATGTAATTTCATTCGTTATACTATCAGTCGTTACAGTCTGAACTTGTACGATAGCAACACCCATTGCGTCATTGCCAATAGGATTGACTTCAATGGTTTGGACAGACTGCAAAGCATTTTGTGTTTGTGTTTGCTCGGCAGCGATTTGATTACTTATGCCAGATTGCGAAAAATCACTAGAGCCAGATACAGCATTATTTTGTGATTGTGATGAACTATTCGATTGGCTAACAATAGAAGATGTTAAGTCGTTTATATAATTATTTGTCGATACAACATTTCTACGAACATTATTTTGTCTTTCTTCTGGCTCGTCAATCTCATCAATTTCTTCTAGTTCTTCTATTGGTTCTTCCAATATTTCTTCAAAAACTATTTCTTCTAGTTCTTCTTCTAACTCCTCGATTATTTCTTCAGGCATTTCTTCTAATTCTAAAACCTCTGCGATCTCAATATAATTATCTTCTGGGTAAATATCTGGTAATAAATCTACAGTTGGTAATTCAAGAATGTTTAATGGTCTTTCATTGTCATTGCCCACAACATCAATAACATCAACATAATCAGGCTCAACAAAGATATTGTTTTCATATTCCAACTCCTCCTCTAGTTCAAATAATGTAATATCTTCTTCAATATCAATAATATAAATATCTGTTGCCAAGCCTTCACCTGTTTCATAATTTATAGTATCAAAACCTAAGTATATATCATCATCTGTGCCGTCAAAGGTAGAATACCCATAATCCTCTATATCATTTCCTAATAAATTATCTATAAAATCTAATATATCATCTTCTTCGCTGTCAGAACCTAAATCATATACATTACATAAAGCACTAAAATTAGAATTTGTTAAACATTCTGTGGATAAGTTAGAGTAAGACTCGTCAATTTCTGTGGATAAACTAAAAGCATCTTCAATAACATAAGTAATAGTATTATTATCCTCATAACGAAGATGTGTAACTGCTTCATTGTTGCCTTGAATACCTATGGTTAAATCGTGATTTTGTATGCGTAAATTTTTATATCTAAAATCAATTTCGTTAGTCGTTTCATATAATATAGCTTGGAAGGTACTTTTTAATCCATTGCTGTATTCAGAAACATTATCCCACATTATAACAAAATATTGGTCTGTATCAGATGTTTGTCCAAAAGTTTGTATATAGGGTGATTGGTTGCCATTAGACCTTCTTATATAATCACTCCATGCAGGAAAGACAGAGTAGTTAAATGAAGTGGCAGGAAGCGTTTCGGATAAGTAATTCCTACTTCTAGGTACAGAAAAATTTGACTGGAACGTAAAAAATCCGTTCATAGATATATTTACTTGGTCAAATGTTTGGTCATAAAAAGTAAAATCAAAACCAATATCTTTCATGCCTGACATTTGGTCATCACCTAAACTTAATCCTGTACCAGTATTTGTAATATCAATAATAGGATCAGTGCCAACAGTAAAAGTAGGGTCAGAGGCATTAACTGAATAACTAAATAATAATAGAAATATTAATCTAAGCACAACTTATGACTTTTATATTTACGACAAAAATCTTTTTTCTTATATGCTTTTACATCTAAATTTTTGTATTCTTTTTTTATATCTTCCCAATCAGGTCTGTCTTGTGGATTTTGTTCCCAACCAATACGAGCTTCTTCACCAATTAAACCTTTATATGGGCAGTAACTACCAGCTTGCATCATTGCCTTAAATACTCTTTTGTCTTGGCAAAGCAATGATACTGACGCAACTTGTAAACCATTTGCTGCAAGTTCTTTGCTTAATAAAATTCTCTGACAATTTTCATCTATGATACTAGAGCCTTTAGCAATACCAAATAAATTTGTCTGAATACTTGCAGAACTACCTGAAACGCACACTAACTGGCTATATGAATTTATTGATGGTGCAATAGCGGAATTTATTTGCCCTTTAATACGTTGTGTAACTACCTGACGAGAATTGCTGTTACTATTATTTTCATTAACATTAGTATTCTGATTAACGGAAGAATTAATATTTTCGTTTTTTGTTTCAACGCTTGATGTAGAACTAGAAACATTATTGTTATTATTAGTATTAACGGAGGTATTGGTTTGATTAACTGTAGAACTTACAGATTGATCTATGTTTGATGTTACAGTGCTGACTGACGTGTTGTTATTCGTGTTAGTGCTGACTGAAGTGTTATTATTTGTATTCGTTGACGTTGATGTATTCGTTGACGTTTGATTTATGGTCGTGTTGTTCGTGTTAGTGTTGTTTGAAACGTTTGTATTTTGATTATAATTATTATTGGTTGAGGTAACTGTGGAGGTCGTTGTCGTATTATTAGTGATGTTGCTATCTTCGGCAAAGGCTAATCCTATGACACCAAATATTGCCAAGCCCACTATTGTATATGCTCTTAAAGTTTCTTTCAACATAGATGTGATTTTTAATGATTTTAAAACCTAAAGCAAGATGTTTAGAGGGGGATAAAGTGAACCCCTAATAATTATTTGACATATTTTGAAAACGGAATTATCTTTTAAAGAAATTAGTTTAGAGGAAAAAATGACAAACATTACAAAAAAGGAAAAAGAGTTTATGAAAAGCAAAGCAAAAACAAAAAAGGTTGGCAAGAAACGTGCAAGAAATTCTAAAGGACATTTTATTGCAGATAATCCAGATACAAAAAATATAAATGAAGCCTATGGTGAGAAACCTGCACCAAACAATAATATACTTGGTATTATTCTTGCCGTTTTATTAATTGCAACATTATTATTTTTAGGAGGTAAATAATGACGTTAGAAGAATACATAAAAGAAAAAAAAATAAAAATTGAGGATTTAGCAGAAAAAATAGACGAACCTCATCACCGAAACGTATATCGTTATATGCGAAATGTAATACCACGACCTGATAAAATGGAATTAATTTATAGGATTACGGAAGGACAAGTAACTCCAAATGATTTTTACAAATTTATGAGGCAATAATATGAATAATCGCATTTATGAGGATAAAGAAGATTTAGAAAATGAAGAAAGACTAATACAAATAGCTAACTTAAAATGGAATTGTGCAAGTAAAAAAGAGTCTATGGCAAATGTTATTGACTTTTCCATGTGGCGGAATGGGTTGATTGTAGGGTGGGTAGAGATAAGGGTAAGAAATGCTAAATCTACTGATTATCCAACAATAATATGCAGTTTAAATAAGGCAAAAACCTGTAAAGAAAGAAGGGAATATTTTGGTAAACCTGTAATATTTCTTGTACGTTGGAAAGGCGATAATAAAACAGGGTGGATTGATTTTGAAGATGTTAACCTTAAAGATGAAAAAACACTTTGGTATCAACCTATTAATTATCGCAATGATAAACGTGATGTTGGAACAGTCGTACAGATACCGATTGACAAATTTCACATGATTGATGATATTGACTAATATGTTAATAACGGAATTAAAAGAAAACCCAACATTAAGAGTGTTAAGTTTAGGTGCAGGCGTGCAATCTACTGTAATGGCTTTAATGACTATGACAGGTGAAATAAAAGATAAACCAGATTGTGCTATTTTTAGTGATACTGGTGCAGAGCCTAAAAATGTATATAAACATTTAGAATGGTTAAAAAAACAATTAGATTATCCAGTCTATATCGTATCAAAAGGTAATTTACGAGATGATACATTATATGGTTATAAAACAAAAAATGGCAATCATAAATATGCCAGCATTCCTTTTTTTTTAAAAAATTCAGGAATAAATATGAGACAATGTACTGCTGATTATAAAATAATGCCTGTTAGAAAAAAAACTAGAGAATTATTAGGTGTAGAAAAAGGTAAAAGAGTACCTAAAAATATTATTGTGGAAATGTGGATTGGTATATCATTAGATGAAATGGTAAGAGCAAAATTATCAAGAGATCAATGGTCGTATCATAGATTTCCTTTATTAGAATTAGAATTAAAAAGACATGAATTAATTAATTGGTTTGATGAGCGATACCCTAAACGTACTTTAACTAAATCTTCATGTACTTTTTGTCCTTACCATAACGATATTGCTTGGCGTGATATGAAATATAATGATAAAGAAAGTTGGAATGACGCTGTTGATTTTGATAAAAAATTAAGAAATAGAGATACTAAATATAAACACGATCAATATTTACATAGGTCATGCTTGCCGCTAGATGAAATTGATTTTGATAATGCAGAAGATAAAGGTCAATTATCTTTCTTAGGTGAATGTGAGGGTATGTGTGGAGTATAAATGATGGATAAAAATATAGAATTACCATTTTTTAACGTACCAATAGACGCATTAAAATCATTGCGTGCTGACATTGGACAACGTAATTATGAAAAAATATTACCGATCTATATTCATTTTTGGGGTCTTGGCGGCAATCCAATTCCCCTAGAATATGTTGTTAAAAACTTTAAAATATCGGAAGAAAAAATCCGTCAAATTGAACAAATAAATCCAAATTTTTTACAAATTATTACAAAAAATGAACAAAATTGCATCAAAAAATATGTAAATTCTGAACACATTTTAAACTTTATGAGTAAATTATGGGCTAAATCAAAGAGCAGAAGGGCATGGAACGAAAAGAAAAAAGACAAGAGAAAACAACAATTTACGGAAATTTATGGGAAAAAATTTGAATAGTTACTTAATAATTATTCTTAACTATGGCGTTTTTCTAATTAATAACTAAATTTATAATTAAAATAAAAGGGAATATGAATAAAATGGAATATAACATTATGACTGAAGATAAATTTGAAAAAATAAAAAACTTACATTTCACTGCAAAGCAATTACAACTTTGTAAAGAAACGGAAGTTGATATAGAACAAGAGCGTAAAGCATTTATACAATGGCATCTGGATAGAAATAAAACTAGAAAATCGCCTTCAATGGCATTTACAAAATGGCTACATAAAAATAATAAAATACAAACCTATCTTGCCGAGAAAAAAGTTTTAGAAAAAGACGTTTTAAAAGAAGGATTAGAACAATCTAAAAAAATAATTGAAGAATTACCGCCTATTCTAACTCAGGATATACAGCAGAAGATACTATATAAGCATTTTTTACAAAAAGTGATTAATTCTTATGGTCGTAATACGTGGAATATAAAAGAAAAAGATACGTATATTGAATTAGCTTTAGATTGTATTTTAGATAACTTACCTTTTGATCTACAGCGACCAACGGAAGATGATTTAATTGAGTATTGTAAAGGGTATTTTAAATTCTTTTTTAGAAACTATGAAAGCCAATATATGCCAAATGGTGTTTTTGCCTTTAAAACAATTCAATTAGCTTATAATCAGACATTAAAGAGTAATCCAAATTGCTTAAAGAGTTTAACTTTCTCTGGTGCAAATAGTCATATAAAAATTACGGACAAAGAGATTGATTTATTAAAAAAATACTTGCCTTCTGACGTACAACAAAAAGAAGTAATCCATACTTTATTTTTTATTGCACAAAATCCTAATAAAAAAATATTTGGATTGGGTAGAAAAGATTATATATTTGACCAGATACGAAATATTACGAATTTAAAATTTGAGAGCAATTAATGAATGATGTAATCCCTACAAAAGAAACATTACAAAAAGGTAATTA